CCCGGGACGGGAAGCATGCCGTGCTGGCCGTGCTGCGGCTTGGCAAGCTATTGAAAGATTTGAAGGATGCCACCGCCCACGGTGAATGGGGACAATTATTTAAGGGGGAGAGCGGGGACAAATCGGAACCACGGTTCCGATTTACTCCGAGAATGGCAAACAAATATATGCGCTGTTACCAGGAAGCGATGGCGCGACTGGACGCAACGGAACGGGCCGTGCTCTATATGGGATTGAGCGGGGAGGATGTGGCCCAACTCCCGGCCCTGATGGAGAAAGCCACCGGGAACGCCGTCACGCCCCGGCAAATGATGCTGAATCTGCAAGTGGTGAAGGACGGCAGCAAGAGCGCCGCCCAGGCCGCCCGCCTGGCCCAGCACGAAACCATCTTGAAAAACCGGGGGAAAGGCCGTGCCTCCTCCCCCGTAAGCCCGGAACAGGCCATGATGGCCGCGGTGGCAGCCGTGCAGCCGGAAGAAGAATTGAGGGAACAGAAGAAGCAGGTGGCCGTCAAGGACGCCCACCACATTGCAACGCTGATGGCTGAATTCCTGGAAGCGGATTTGCACAGGTATTTGCCCGGAAACGACCGGGAGGCATTTTGTATCCTGTTGAGTGATTTTCAGAAAGTTATCAAGGAAGGAAAATGAACGAATTGTCCACCATTGAAGGGCTGCCCGGCTGGGACGCCCTGCCCACGGAAGAGCGGCTGAAGGTGCGCAAGCTGCATGCAGCCTGCTGTGAAATCGCCGCGGCTCCAAACAAGATGGCCGCTTACAAGCTGGCGGCCCAGGCGATGGCCGATGCCGGACATCCCATGTCCTGGCAGTCCGTCCAACGCAAATTCCTGGCGTGGCAAACAAGCGGCAGTCTGCTGGCCCTTGCCGATTTGAGGATGGCCGGGATGCGTCCCACCCGGGCACGGGTGAAGCATCCGGGATTTGTCGCTTACTGGACGGAACTGCAAACGCGCTGCCAACGCAACGGCGGCCAGGCTTACCCGCTGCTGCTGGACATCTGGCGCAAAAAATCCGAAGTCATTCCTGGGTACGAAGGCTGGCCCGGCCATCCTCAAATCCCCGTTGGCTGGTCCAAAAAAAACCTGATGCGAATTAAACCAGCTGCCCTGGAAGCCAGGGTGATGCGGGAAGGCATCAAGGCCGCGGCCCCTCTGCTGCCGATGGTGCTGACTACCCGCGTAGGCATGGAGGCCGGGGAATACTATGTTTCCGACGATAACTGGGTGGATGCGCACGTGATTTGCGGCAAGCAGATTGTGCGCCCCTTGCAGCTGGGATGCCTGGATATTGCCACCGGAAAAATGGTGCACTGGGGCATGATGCCCCGGATGATGCGCCAGGACGGGACGCACGCCGGATTGACGGAACGCTACATGCGCATGTTTGTGGCGGGGCTGCTGGCAAATGTCGGCATCAATACGTCCCGGGGAACCACCCTTGTGGTGGAAAACGGAACGGCAGCCATCCGGGCGCACATGGAGCAGGTCTTGCTGGACCTGTTTGACGGCGCGGTGAAGGTCCACCGCTCCGGCATGGAAGGGAAAACCCAGGCATTGCTCCGGGGGTATGAAGGCCGCCAGGGCGGCAATCCCCGCGGCAAGGCGCACCTGGAATCCGTGTGGAACCTGACGGCCAATATATGGAGTTCCTGCCTGCCCGCTCCGTCCGGCCATGACCGGACAGAGCCGGAATGGCTGGCTGGCCTGATGAAGGAGCAAAAGGCGCTGCTGAAAAAGCAGGGCTATCTGGAAATCAGGGATCCGGACCGGGCCGCCACGCTGCGGCATCTGATGCCAACCTTTGAACAACTTACAACCGATATAGCCTGGCGCGTGTACGATGCCTTTAACGATCGGACCGACCACGCCCTGGAAGGATGGGAACGGATGGGGCTGGTGGTGCCGATGGTGCGCCTGTCCACGGACGGCGACTGGATCACGCTGACGGACAGCATACCGGAAGCGGACCGCCACACGCTGCTGAACATGGCCGCCCGCGATCCGGAAAGGCTGGTCAGTTCCCGCCGCCTTTCCCCCGCGGAAGCCTGGAACCTGAAACTACAGCACCAGCCTCCGCTGCGGAAAGCGACGCAATGGGAAATCGTGGATTTGCTATCCCGTGACCTGGCCGTGAAAACGGTGGTGAAAGGCTCCTACATCGTCCTGCAAAACAAGGCGGTAAGCATGGACCGCCTGTACTACCCGGCCAGCATCGTCACGCCGGAAGGGTATCAGCGCATCCTGCCCAGCGGCATGGATGTATGGGTGATGCTCAACATGTTTGACGATCAGCACTTGTACATCATTGATGGAAAAGGGCGCTGTCTTGGTATGAGCACGTTACAGCAACGTGTCCCCTATTATGACGAGGACCAGGTGCGGGCGGCTATGGGAAGGAAGAAGAAAGCCACGGCGGCAGCCTTGCAGGAAACGCGCGTCCACCACGCCCGGAAAGAAGCGGCCATCGTCGGAACACGCCTGTACAACCGCCAGGTGGCGAAGGGGGCGCCCATTACGGTGCAAGGGCTGCTGAACGCCGAAGGCACGGATGCCGCCGCCCTGGCCGCCGTGAAAAAACTGCCCGGCATCAGCCTGTTGCCGGAAACGGAAATACCGGAAACGGCATCCCCCCAAAAAGAAAGCCATCCGAAAATTTCATTTTTATAAATACTATGGACAGAATAACATATACAAAAAACGACAGCGACCCGCGGCGCTTTTTGCCTGCCGTTACCAGCGGGCCATACCCCCAGGAAACGAAGCAGACACTAGCCTGGCTTATCTCCTACGCCGCAGAACACAACTGGACCCTGGGCGATATGGCAGCCCGGGCCGGAGTGTCTGCCAAGACGATGCGCTCCATACTAAAAGGCACCTACGAAGCCAATGCGGAACCGCATCTGCTGGCCCTGGCCGCACTCCGCGCCCGGCTAACTGTAGATCAGGCGGGCGAAGATTTGCCATTTGTGGAAACAAAACTTGCCCGTTATACGATGGATCTTGCCGAATTTACACGGCGCTACCATTACGCGGCGGTGATGATCGGACCGACGCAGTGGGGCAAGACCGAAGCCGTGAAGGAGTACGCCCGGAGGCATCCGGACAAGGTGGTGCTGGTGCGCTGCCCCGTGTCAGCCAGTCCTACGCGGCTGCTCTACCGGATTGCCAAGCAGATCGGAGCGGGAACGACGCTGAAACCGGAAGATATGATCGACCGCATCCTGCGCTACCTGACCCCTGATCATTTACTAATCATCGACGAAATTCACCATGTTTTGCGCAGCGACAAGATGGGAATGAAAGGCGTGGAGCAGGTGCGGGAACTGCGGGACATGTCCGGCTGCGGACTGCTGCTGACGGCCACCCCCGAATTTGAGGCGGCAATGGAAGAAAGCCCGGTCTGGTCCGACATGCTGAAACAGCTGTCCAAACGCAACGCCTGCCGGGTGTACCGCCTCCCCTCCGCCATCAGCACGGAAGACTTGCGCCAGGTATGGGAATTTTACGGATTCCCGGAACCGGACGCGGGCCTGCGGGCCTCCGTCGAAGCCGCCGCCCAGGACAGCGGGTACGGCGTGATTACTAAAAGAATGAACCTGGCCCGGATAGCCGCTAAAAACGCGGGTGTGCCCGTGACCTGGGATTATTACCTGGGAGCCATCAAGAAGCTGCAAGACATGGAAGACGGCAACATGCCGGATGACGTGTAACCCTCTACATCCTATGAATCAAGACACGACGACACCACAGCCCCACCCGTGGGTGACAACCTCCACGCCGGACAACCTGCGCAATCCGCAGCTGCTTCAGGATTTGTCGGAAATCGGCATGACCTGCCTGCTGGGCTGGCATGCCCTGATGGACACGCCCCACAGTTATGCCGCGGAGTCTGTGTGGTACGGCAAAGCAAAAACATGGGCGGAGGAATTGGAACGCCTGTATCTCACCTATACGCAAGGAGACGACTGGATGACCCAATTCCCGGCCCCCCAGCAACACATCATCAGCCAGGCGGATGCGGACATGTCCCGCGCCTATGGGATGCTCTTCTGGAACAATCCCATGCCGGATGGCAGCGACCCGAAAACAGCCATAACGCAACGGCTCTTGTCCGCCCATAACATCATCCGCCACCTTGTCAAAGGCGAAGGCGGCCTGCCTTATGGCAGGCTGCCCAGGGTGGGGGAACCTGAATTCCTGGCTTATGACCCGGACGCGGAAAGATGGGTTGCCGGACGCGGCATTGAAGACCTGGAAGACGACAGATACCAAGACTAACAATCAACACCACCATCATGTATAGCACCAACACCAACCATCAACAGGACAGGGGGCAGCAAGCCCCCAATGTCAAGCCAGCCCCCAAAGGCGGCCACTTTGTCCTCCACATTGAGGACGTTGCCACGGACAACGACAAACTTGGACTGGCTATTTACTGGTCAGCCGTGCGGGAAACCGCCTATGAAACGCCAGCTTTCCGCGTCTTTGCGACGCTCAAAGAGGTGATTAACCGAAACGCTGACGCCATCGGTGAAATCATGGCCGATGCCATCAATCGCAACCGGGAGGACAAACAATGATGCAGAACACATTTTATTGGGAGGCCGCCCGGTACATATCCGTGGCGATCATACCCGGTGCGGGGGCAAGGTATTTCACTTACGCCAACGAATCTGACGCACGCCGCCATGAAACCAGCATGAGGGAGTGGCACGGCTCCCAGGGAAGTTTCACATATTACACCATCCGAGACGCCGGGAACATCCTGCGGGCGGCGGAACATTGGACCATGTGCCGGGATTGTAAACGATGCCGACCCTCCCGGCCCCATCTCCGCCAACCGGGGAAGCAGCATGAATGCGACCTCCTGGGAACGGATGGGCACTGGTACGTGGACCCGGAGAAGGACGGCTGCACCTGGGGAACCAGAAGGGAGGAAGAACACAAACCGGAAACCAACATCCATGAATAACATCGAACAGGAAACAATCTGCTTTCAGATTAACTTGGAACTAGGACGGTTCCCGGGGAATCATGACTACCACGTGACCTATGACCCGCGCTGCCGGGAAATCGGGGTGCAACTGGGAGAACTGGGCGTCCAGTGGGTGCCCGTGGACGCCGAGAAATTTTACTCCTGGCTTCACAATACCCCCGGACTGAAATGGACGGACGTGGTGGCCATGCTGGTCCGCAAGCTCCGCCAGACGAAACAACTCAACAAACAACATAACAAAGGGAAAGATACGCACAACCACTAAAGCAACCGACCAGCAGGTTATCAAAGACCAGGACGAATTCTGCCGGACCTTAGACGACATCGCCCGCAAGGGTGTTGAACTGGACACCTTGCAGGCCGCCAAGGAGACCGCCATGCAGCAAGTGCTCACCGAGCATGATCCCAAAATCAGCGAACTGGCCAGGGAGATTGCCCGGCTCACCAAGATGGCCGAGCAATGGGCCTCCCCCCGCAGGGACGAGCTGTTTGCCAGGGGCCGTAAATCCAGCACCACCGCCCTGACTACCTACGGCTACCGCCTGGGGCAGCCCTCCCTCAAGCCCGCGCCGGGCTGGACCTGGGACAAGGTTGTAGCCCTGCTCAAGAGCACCCGCCGCAGGGCCTACCTGGTCACCAAAGTAACCCCGGACAAGGAGGCGATACGCCTGCATGTCAAGCCTCACAAACTCGCCAAGCTGGGCATGCAGATCAAGCAGGAAGAAACGTTTTACGTAGAGAGAAGCACCAGGAGTGATGACTAAATACAAATGCCGCAAAAAGCCCTCCGGCCTGTACGACGTGACGGTGATGACGCCGGAAGGCGGACGCACTACTGTGCGCGATATGACCCCCGCCCGGAAACAAAACCTGATCAGGATAATCCGCGAATTCAATACTGAATCCGAACGGCAAAGGGCGGTTGAACAAGGCTTCCGGCACTCTCAACAGGTAATAAGATGGAAAGACTACATCCGAAATGAAAAAATTACTGTCAAATAAGCAAAAGGCCGTGCTGGCCCAGCTGGCCGCCCGGGCTTACAAGAAGCTACAAGCATACGGCTGCCCGCTCCCTTCCTTGGAAGAATGGCGGCACGACGAGACCTGGAAAGCCACCGGACACACGGAATCTTTAACCAAGGCGGCCCAAAAGGATTACACGCTGATTTACAATCGTTTTGCCGCCTACCTGGGATATGAAGCCATCAGAGACAACACCTACACGGAAATGGACAAGGCATTGCACATCCTCCGAGATAGCATGCAACGGTTTGAAACCGGGCCGGACTATCTGGCGGGGGTTGTACGGGACCAGCTGCATCTGCCCTGTACGGGCAAGAATGTCTATGACCAGCTGCGGAAATATGCCAAGCCTGAACACATCCGCCATCTGAATTACACGGTGATCAACCGGGGCCGTGCCGCCGCCCGGAAGATGGCGGATGAAACGGGCGTGGAAACCTACGAACCGCACGCCCTGCCGGGAACGCTCCCTCCGGGAGGGCTGGCGGATCATGTGGGAGCCGTCCGAGTGCCCAGGGGCGGCCAGG